GTTAAAGAACCACAAATTGGATTACACAATTGGGTTGCATCGTTTGACTTGAACAGTTTGTATCCACACTTGATGATGCAGTACAACATTTCACCTGAAACGTTAATTGAACCAGAAAACTATACTGATGAAATGCGTGGTGTTCTTTCACAAGGTGTTACTGTTGATAAAATGTTAATGAAACAAATTGACACTTCGGAACTGGTTGATGTTACAATCACACCAAACGGTCAATTCTTCCGTACCGACATTCAAGGTTTCTTACCTAAGATGATGGTCGAAATGTATGATGACCGCAAGAAATTTAAAAAGATGATGTTGCAAGCGCAACAGGAGTATGAGAATGAAAAAGATGAACGAAAAAAATATGAAATCGACAAACGAGTTGCCAGATACAACAACCTTCAACTCGCAAAGAAAGTATCCCTTAACTCTGCCTACGGTGCTTTGGGAAGTCAGTATTTTAGGTTTTATGACCTACGCATGGCTTTGGGAGTCACTACGGCAGGCCAGCTTTCCATCAAATGGATTGAAGCGAAAATAAACCAATACATGAATAAACTTCTTGGTACAGATAACGATTATGTAATCGCTTCTGATACCGATTCTATTTACCTGCGCCTCGGTGATTTAGTAAATAAAGTTTATGGTGTTGATGGTGTGGTTAAAATGCCTGCACAAAAGATTATTGAATTTATGGATCGTGTTTGTGAAGATAAACTACAACCACATATTGATAAGTCTTACCAAGAGTTGGCTGATTATGTTCATGCATATGCACAAAAGATGCAGATGAAGCGTGAGGGTCTTTCTGACAAAGGTGTATGGACTGCCAAGAAACGTTATATTCTAAATGTATATAACAATGAAGGTGTGCAGTATGCTGAACCACATATGAAAGTGATGGGCTTGGAAATGATTAAATCATCCACACCATCTGCTATTCGTGAGAAGATGAAAGCTGCCATTAAGTTGATGATGACTGGCACTGAACAACAAGTACAAGACTTTATTGCCGAGTTTAAGAAAGAGTTTAAAACATTACCAGCGGAAGAAATATCTTTTCCTCGGGGTTTGAATGGGCTAAATACTTATTCCGATCCAGTAATGTTGTTCAAAAAAGGCACACCCATTCATGTTCGTGGTGCAATCGTATATAACCACCATCTAAAACAATTGGGATTGACTAAGAAGTACCCACTCATACAAGAAGGTGAAAAACTCAAATTTACCTATTTGAGAATGCCAAATCATTTTAAGAATGATGTGATTTCTTTTCCAGGTAGAATACCTAAAGAGTTTGAGCTTGACAACTACATTGATTATGATGTACAATTCGACAAAGCATTTCTGGAACCAATCAGTGTTATTTTAAGATGCATGAAGTGGTCTGCGGAAAAAACTAATTCTTTAGAGGACTTTTTCGGATGATATTTTTAACCTTATTGACAGCATTAGGTTTATCTGGTGTTTCTGCATACTATTCAGTTGTTGGTTTAGCACAAATTTTTCCTGGTTCGTTTTGGCCAATTGTTTTTATGGGTTCGGTTCTTGAAGCTTCGAAACTTGTAACAGTATCATGGTTGTATAATAACTGGAAACAATGTCCTTTTCTTATTAAATCGTATTTGTCGATAGCAGTTATCATTTTAATGTTGATTACTTCAATGGGTATCTTTGGTTTCTTATCAAAGGCACACCTGGAACATTCAGCAGATAATGCACCACTTGTAGATAAGATTGCCTTGCTGGATGAGAAGATTAAAACGGAGAAGGAAAATGTCGAGGCAAACCGCAAGGCAATTAAACAGTATGATGAGGTTGTGGACCAAACTATGGGTCGCTCAACAGATGAAAAGGGTGCCGCTACGGCGCAAGCAATACGCCGTTCCCAACAGAAAGATAGGACTAGAATACTACAAGAAATTCAACAGTCGCAAAGCGTCATTGCCAAATACTCCGAGGAACGTGCGCCTCTATCTACAGAGCTTAAAAAGGTTGAAGCGGATATCGGTCCAATCAAATACATTGCGGCCTTGGCGTATGGTTCAGAGACTACTGGTGATGTTATCGACAAAGCGGTAAGAATGGTAATCATGTTGATTATTGTTGTATTCGATCCATTAGCAATTCTATTGTTAATCGCATATAACATGTCGATGAAACAAAAAGAAGGCCTTGATGATGTTGAGGCATTCTTCAAACGTGCAAAAGAAAATGCGAGAAAATTGGATGAAGATGCCAAACAAGTTGATGATGTAATACCTGAAGTTGTACATGTTGAAAAACCGGTTGATCCTTATGCATACCTGAAACAACCATTCAAACACTTTGAGAATTTGAAACCGATGGTTGCAAAAAGAGAAGAAACTGTAGAAATTAAAAAAGATAATATGATTGTGATTGATGATATAACTGGTGAAACTATACCACCAATTACACATGAAAAGGTAACAATTGAAACCCACAACACACGAAATTCTGTTATGTATGAAGAACATCATGTACCAGTAGAAGAACCTGTGAAAAAATTGGAACCTAAGTATGATTATGATGAACCGTATTCTTTTAAGGAAAAAGAAGTTCGTGATGCTGGTAAATTTTAAAGGATGAAACAATGAGTATATTAGACAAAATTAAAAAAAATAGCAGTATTAAAGATTCTGCTATCTTAGCTAAATCAAAATTCTTTAATGCTAAAGATATGATTCCAACAGCAGTGCCAATTATTAACGTGGCACTTTCTGGTAAGTTAGATGGTGGTCTGACACCAGGTCTTACAATGTGGGCGGGTCCATCGAAACACTTTAAGACAGCGTTCAGTTTGTTGATGGCCAAGTCTTACTTGGACAAATATCCTGATGCAGCGTTACTGTTCTACGATTCAGAGTTTGGTACTCCACAGTCTTATTTTGATAGTTTTGGTATTGACACTGAGCGGGTACTTCACACTCCTCTTACAGACATTGAACAACTCAAGTTCGATATAATGGCACAGTTGACACAATTAGAACGTGGTGATAAATTGATTATCGTCATTGATTCAATTGGTAACTTAGCATCTAAGAAAGAAGTTGAAGATGCTTTGGCGGAGAAATCAGTTGCTGATATGTCCCGAGCCAAACAAGTCAAGTCTTTGTTCCGTATGGTGACACCTCACCTATCATTGAAAGACATTCCAATGGTTGTTGTAAATCACACCTACATGGAAATTGGTATGTTCCCTAAAGCTATCGTTGGTGGTGGTACGGGTTCATATTACTCGGCTGACAATATTTTTATTATTGGCCGTCAACAAGAAAAAGATGGTACAGAAGTTACCGGTTACAATTTTATTATTAATGTGGAAAAATCTAGATATGTCAAAGAAAAATCTAAAATACCTGTCAGCGTATCTTTTGACGGTGGCATTAGCACTTGGTCTGGTTTACTTGACCTTGCTATTGAGTCCAAACATGTGGTTAAACCAAAGAATGGTTGGTATCAACGTGTTGACTCAGATGGTGTGATTGAAGAAAAAAATTACCGTGAGAAGGACACCGACTCCAAAGACTTTTGGATGCCTATTCTGAAACAGAAATCTTTTCGTGATTTCATTGAGAACAAGTACCGTGTGGCATCCGGAGAAATTATGACAAGCAACATTGATGAAACATTTGATGTTGCAACCATGAATGGTGTATAATGATTGAGGGAATAGATTACTGCTACATCTATCCAAAGGATGACAAAACAGCAGTCAACATTAAATTTTTGGAAGGTCCTTATAAAGATACCATATTTAAATATGGTAAAGTTAAATTTAAGGAAGAAAGTGAACAGGTCTATTTACTTTTTGCTTACGATGTGTTACAATCACCAGTAAAGACACCAGCCAAGCTGGAAAAAGATGATGACTTTAAAAACTACATTGGTGACTTATTGGTGGAAATAATGTCATCTAACATGGAACAGGAAGTAATTGATGAAACTGGAACAGACGATTCTAAAGAATCTAATTTACAATGAAGAATATTTACGCAAGGTTTTACCATTTCTAAAATCAGAATATTTTACAGACAGAAGCGACAAAACATTATACAATGAAATTGCATCATTCACAGAAACTTACAATTCTACACCAACGGTTGAAGCACTTGTACTGGCCGTCAAAGAAAGGCGAAATCTCTCAGATGAGGAAGTGGAGAAGTGTGAATCTTATTTACAAGAGATTGAGAAAACTAAAGGTGAAGAATCCAAGGTTCAATGGCTTGTTGACAAGACCGAACAGTTTTGCCAAGAGAAGGCCATTTATAACGCTGTATTGGGGTCTATTTCAATCCTCGATGGCAAGGACAAAACAAATGACAAAGGTTCGATTCCCAAAATATTATCAGACGCCTTGGCGATAAGTTTTGACAATTCTGTTGGCCACGATTATCTTGAAAACTCAGATGAACGATATGATTTCTACCATCGTAAAGAAGAACGAATCCCTTTTGACTTAGAGTTCTTTAACAAAATCACAAAAGGTGGATTACCTAATAAGACGCTTAATATTGCTCTTGCCGGAACTGGCGTAGGAAAAAGTTTGTTCATGTGCCATGTGGCTGCAGGCTGCATGGTGCAAGGCAAGAATGTTCTTTACATCACGATGGAAATGAGTGAAGAAAAGATTGCAGAACGTATTGATGCTAACTTATTGAATGTCACGATTGATGACCTTGTGAGTTTACCGAAAGATTTGTATGATAAAAAGATTAATAAACTCCGTGAAAAGACTGTTGGTAAACTTATTATCAAAGAATATCCTACAGCCTCTGCGAGCAGCATACATTTTCGCACCTTACTCAATGAGCTCAATCTTAAAAAGTCTTTTGTACCCAATATTATTTTTATTGATTATCTTAATATTTGTTGTTCATCAAGAATCAAGGCCGGAGCAAACATCAACTCCTATACTTATGTTAAATCCATCGCAGAAGAATTGCGAGGTCTTGCCGTTGAGTTCGGAGTACCTATTGTTTCTGCAACACAAACAACAAGAGGTGGCTTTACTTCTTCCGATCCCGGACTCGAAGACACAAGTGAGTCTTTTGGTTTGCCCGCTACAGCAGACTTGATGTTTGCTCTTATTTCTTCCGAAGAACTAGAAGAAATGGGACAGATTATGGTAAAACAATTGAAGAATCGTTATAATGATCCAAC